ACTTAACGCCTCATTAAAGACCATTAATTGTTTTGTGTTTCCGTAGAAAGGCACTAAACCATTACCAGCGTCAAAATCTATTTGTGATAAAGTATTGTCTGGAAATGTTACGCCACTCCCTATTTGATTATCAACCTCAAGCCCATTGACGTATAAACTAAAATCTGATGCCTTGTATTTAAAAGCAATTTTATAAAATGAATTTACTAATGGTAATGTGTAATTTAAAACTGCTTGGTTTGCTCCATTATATACGATACCATCTATTCTATTCAGTGAAGAATTATATACAAGTCTAACATTATTATTTGTAGTTCCATCATTTAGAGCAATTCTGCCATCATTCGCAAACGCTGCTATCTCTGCAAACAACACCCCCTCTGTGCTATTAAACGTCGCAGAAGTCCCAGCATTGTTGCAGACATCGGCGGTACGTGTTACTGTGCTTCCGCTTGTTGGGATGTATGAGGTGGCGTAGCTGCCTTCTTCTCGCATTGCACCAAATAATTCAATAAAAGAAACACCATCTCCACTATATGACAAAGTAGAACCATTAGCTAATCCGAAGTTAATATTTGTAGTTGAAGTAGCTAAAGCTGTTGCAGTAATAATACATCGATACCATCCATTGCCGTAATTTTCAATAGAAGAATTACCAAGAGTAGAACTTAAAACAATTCCGTTAGATAAATCAAATATTGCTTTTGCGGGGAATGTATTAGTGTTTCCAGCTGCTATTTCTAAATTTCTAACTGATGATTTTGCAAATACCGATACAGTATAAGTAGTTCCAGAATTATAACCAATTGCCTTACCTAATTGATGTGTACTATTTGAGTTATCTTCAATTAACTTGTCAGAATTTAAAGTACCATCTGGAGAAATAGATGAATTAGCTGAAACAGATGTTTGATATTTAGTCCAATAAGAATTGTCAAACGCTTCAGAATATTGAAGAGAATTAGTCCGCTGAGGCTCCAACAATAAACTCGCACAACTTGCCCCTCCGCTATAATCCAAGCGAGGTACGTTTGCAGACATTTCCTCAATCAACCCCTCGCTATTTACCCTCGTTGCACTTGATGAACGTGCAAAGGTAAAGTCGCCGTCGCCGTTAGTAGGCTCTATTGAGTATAGCTTTGTAGATTTATACCCGCTTGGTATTTGGATTAAACTTGCTTTGTCTATTAAACTCATATTAATTTATTTAAATCTCTTATTACACAGCTTCTATTTTCTACGACTCCTCCGTCAGCTTCTACACGCATCTCGTAGCCTTCAAATATCAGCTGCCCCTCCGATATTCGTTTAGTCTTACTGCCGTATTGATATCCGTAGCTATACACTTATGCAAATATAGCTAATACAGACCCACTCGATACGTTAACTCTTTTAAGCATTCCGCCATTTTTAGCAGAGACTATCATACCAGTAGATAGCGTTACGCCGCCTAAGGCACTTTCGGTAAGAATATCGTTGTCGGCTTGGTCTGTTAGATTACTAAAGGTAGCATCTGCATTTACTACGATATAAGCTACTTTGTCGGCTGCAGTAAAGGTAACATCACCAGTTACGCATTTTTGCCCATTTCTTGATAATTGTAATTCAGTCGTTGTCATTTTTTATTATGTTGGTATTTTACATCTTGCGTAGCCATATGCAGAGCTTAACGACATACTTATCGCTGCTCCACTATATAAGCTATCGAATCTTTCGGTAAATGGTTGTATGCTCCAGTTCTTATTAAGTACTAAAGCTAAATTTTTGTCGGCATAACTTGCCTTATTATAGTTTTCAAATATGCTCATAATATCCAGAGCGATTAAGCAGCACTCATTTTGAACGCTCACTTCGTTTGACTCTGTGTTTATCTCAGTAACATTATCGCATAAAAATATATCTAAAGAGTAGTCTATTCCGTTAAACCCATTAGGAGTAATATTGACAATATCGTATATAAGGTAGCTTCCAGTAACATCTTTTGTTAAATCTACGTCCCAAATATTACCTTTTAGGATTGTGTTTATCTGAGGATGTTCTGACTTTATCCCCTCCATTATCGTCCTTATGTTTTTTATGCTTAAACTTTTCGACATATTTTTTTAGCTTCTCTTCTTTTCTTATAGTATAAATTGGCTTCTCCATTTAGTGTCGTGTTCTGGGTGTACCACATCTAATCCAGCAGGTGGAGTTTTATAAAGTGGGTAGCTATCCTCATTTTCTTTCAAATATAACTGCAATTTTCTACGATAAAAATCTGCATTATCTTTAAATATACTCTTAGCTGTTACAAGCTCAGTTTCGCTTAGTGGTGTAAAGTTATCTCCAGACTTAGTACCAGCTCCTTTATTGCGTAGTTTGTATGTTCCTATTCTGGTATACTTATGGCAAACCTCCCACTTTAAAGCATCTCGTAAATATTCTTTAATAAGTGTTTCATTTAGAGCAGTTACTGTACCGTTTTTAATTTGTGTTAATATCTCGTCAAATAAAGCACTACCTAAAATAGGTCTTATAAAAGTATTTTGTATGCTATCTATTAACGGCTTTAAATAGCCATCGTCTACATTATAATGCAGTACGGTATTTTCTTTTGCAAATGCTGGGCTAATTATTAATATCATTTTTTTCTAACGATTACTTGTTTCCATATATGACGGCAGTATGGTACTGAGGTAGTTGTTTCTGGCTTTCTGTACCAGCCTCCTCTGGCTAACCAAACGTCTGTAACATCTGCTATTCCGCTTGACTTCATACCATTTCTTAAAACCTCAATTTCTTGTTTACTATATAGCTTCCTCATTGACATCATATCTTGGCAAAAATCTCGCGACTTTCCACCCTCTACTAAAGCTGGTGCATCTGGTCTAAGCTCATATCTATACTTAACCTCTCTCTCTGGAAGCTCAATAGCATCAGCTATTTTTGTACCTATATCAGTAAGCCCTAAAGTGCTGCCCTCAATAGTAATTAATTCAGAAGTCTGTAATATGTTTATAGCTCCAATAAGCTCATCAAACTCTAACTCTAATAAAGCAGCTAATTCAACAGACGTAATAAGTGGGTTATTCTTTAAAGCGTTTAGTACTTCTTGTGTTGTCTTTTGCTCATCAGTTGCAAATTCCATTGGACTGCCATCAGTATCAAAATTAATATTAAAGCTATTTATTACCTCGTAATCGTCCTCAGATACGCCTATATTTTTGAACAAATAGCTTATATTTTCGTCTTTAGAAAAGCTACTACAAGAACACATCTTACCAGCATCTATCTGCTTTAGCTTTCTTTGAGCCCAAGCTATGCCTTCATCGCCTCCCCAAGCTAACCACATCAATCTACCACATCCATCGCCTAACTTTTTATTAGAGTTTTGTCTATGACGCTCAAAAGCTGCCATACGAGCTATTGTATCTCTGCTTATGTTATCACCGTTTGCAAGTTGATTAGCTCTTTTTTTACCTACTGCAGTGCCACAGCTTCCCCATCCGTTTTTTTCTGCCCAATTTAGAGCAGTCTTTGCGTTTCTACTTGCTGCTTTTGGATAATCGTTATAAGTATCAAATTTTGTTATACGATTAAACCCCTCTAAATTCTTGTCATTAATCTCTGAATGAGTAGAGCAAGGCATATACCAGGTCTGTCCGTCTATATCGTGTTCGTGATAACCCTCACATCCTATTTGCTTAGCTACGCTCTCTGCTTCCTCTATTGTATCAAATAAAGGCTTTCCGTCTTGTATTTTTTTTTCAAATATTTGCGTTAAAAACTCGTCATCTCCTTTTAATAGTTTCAGAGATACCTCTTCTGATAGTCTTAAAAACTCCATTAAAGCAGCTTTCCCTTGACTAACTGAAAGAATGCCAGATTTTACTTGCTCTACGATTGACAAAGCAGAAGCTATTTGAGCACCATTATAAGAGGCTTCCTTTTGCTCTTTCTCTTCATCTATGCTTTCTACTACGACTTCGTTAGGATTATCTGTTTGTATTGGTTCTACTGGGATACCAGATACTTCAATAGCTTCTTTAAGCTCTAATCCAGTTTGGTCAGTAATAAGCTCTCTAATCTCTTCTCTATCAAGGTTAGCTAAGATAATATCACTTGTTAAATCTATAACGTCAATAGGTTTTAATGGTATAATCTCAATATCTGTTTTTTGTATCTCGTAAAAAGCTAACTTTTTAATAGTTCTAAGTAAAGTATTTTGTCTTTCAGCTATATAAGTATTTGTGAATATCTCATAAGCTAAATCAAGCTCATTTCTTGCCCCTAATTGTCCCTCCTCTTTTACTCCAAACAATATAGGGTTAGTAACTCGATGACCAATGAAGATAGATTCTTT